ACAGAAACACAAGCCACCATCCAAGCACTCGCAACTATCGAGTCTCTTGCCTCTGACATCGACGCACTCTTTGTGCTCGACCAACAAGCCAAAGCATTGGCTGACCGTGTCAAAGCAATGAAAGATGCCATCGCCAACAAATACGGCGAAGGCGAGCACCAAGGCGAATTGCACAGCGTGACAGTCAAGATGGTTGCAGTCTCTGGCACCGTTGACTACGCAAAGCTGTGCGTGGCATACAACATCCAGAAGGACGTGCTGGACACCTTCCGCAAAGAAGGCCGTGCTGACATCCGCGTAACACCAGTCAAATAATCAGGGGGCAATGATGTCAAAGACATTTGCAAACATTCTTGCCACCCGCCCATGGGTGGCTCACATTGACGACGAGCGCGATGAGGGCAACAGCATCATCGTTACGCTCAACCAAGACTATGTGTGGGATGACGAAAGAGATTGTGGTGTGCGTGGCTTTGAAACCGTGAAAGAAGTTGAGCATGGAACTCGTTGTGGCTGCGTTTATCGAGCAGGGTGCCAACAATGAAAACCATATACACAAAAGCCTATATTGCGCTCAAGAAGCTGGGCGTACCTGTCTACACCCGTGATGACATGGATGGACGATTTCAAATTAGCGCAGAGGATCCTGAGTCATACAAGTGGGCTGACTACTACGAGGGTGACATGCACGAAGGTTGGATTTTCGGCGTGAATCCAAAGATCGACGAGGTACTGGGTAAGTATGGGCTGTTCTCCGAGTGGATCAACCCAGGCGAGCTTGGCGTTTATAAACTTTAAGGAAATAATTATGTTTGAGATTGAACATTACAAAAAGCCCATAGACTGGGCGCAGGTCGCAATGTATGCGGTGTCCATCATTGCAATCATTGTGGTGCTGCTAGATGTTTTTTATTGGAGGCCATGAACATGACTGAAAAAAAAGAAATGAGCCAACTTGCTCGACAACTGCTGGGTGGCCAAGGCGCGGTGACGTTCTTCACCCAGCAGGAATTTGACGATGCTTTGACCATTGCTAAAGCTGAGATCATGACGGTAGCAATCCAGACCACCAAGCAAGCTCTGATGATTGAGCGTCAAGCTTGCTCAGAGCTTGTAATGGCGCTGGCGGCGGAGGAAGATGAGGGTGAGGTAGCCACAGCCCTTAAAAACGCTGCTAAGGCCATTCTGAACCGTATACCAAGCCAAAGACAATGATTGATCTGCTGAGCACTCACGAAGGCGTAGAAGAGCAAGCGAGATGCTCAGCACATCTATTGGCTGCTGTAATTGCACTGGCAGTTAAAGATCTATGTTTAGACTTAACTGATGAAGAGACTCAATACAAATGCAACTTGTTTAGAAAACCAGTAGATTCATTGAATTTTTTTTACAGCCCAAAATCAATTTTCAAAACCTATGCACACTTCATTGGTTTGGATCCTGAACTTTTTATAATTGCATTGGAAAAAAAACAATATGAAACGAGTGGTGCCAAAAAAAAAAATCAATCGTATTTTTCGGAAAATGATATAAAGACAATGAAATTACGAATTGAGTTGTGGCACAGCAATCCAGTGCAAAGTAAACAATTAGAACTTGTGTTTTAGGAGTCATTATGTTTGAGACAATAGCAATCGTAGTAATCCTTGGTTATTTTGGATATTTGGCAGGTATTTTGATTATTTTTGCTTTTTTGTTGAAAAAAAGTGAAAAAATAGGGTAAACACCTACTCAATATTCTAATTTTCTGTTAAAGTTCCTATCACTGCAATGTTGCAGGTTTAAATGGAGAGAAAAATGGAAGATAAATCAGTCATGATCAAGACCCGTGAGGGCATGCGCATCATTCATCTTGACGAGTACACCGACAAGGAAATCTGGATCAGCATCCAGTTATCTGGTGGTGGTGCCAACACATCAATGACCATTGCACAGGCAAAGGATATGATTGCCGCATTAAATAAGATGGTCACCAACTTGGAAGCACAAGACAATGGCAACAACTAAAAAGACCATGGCGAAGGAAAGCGCCCTCAAGGCGCAGCCTGAAGAGTACCGCATGCCTGTGGAGGTAAAGGAATGGATTGACCAAGCGTCAAGCCGCATTAACGCCATGCGCACGGAGATCGACCGCCTAAAAGAAGAGAACAAGAGTCTCAAACGCTCACACAAACTAATGGAGCAAAGAGTAATGGGCACCAGCAGTGAGTGAGCTAGACAATTACAAGCAGCTACAAAGCCTGATGATGGGATATGACCACGCAGGCTTGTACTGGTGTAAAGACATGAAGATGTGGTCACTACTCGTGGTACACAACGAGCGAGAGATATTTATCACGGATAAGGATATGGACAACCTGATAAACATTTTGCTACACTCAGACCTGTAAGCGCTGCAAGTATGCGCGACAAAGGACTGAAATATGACCGACGCGGCAACACTATTCGACAAGATAAAATTGGCATTAACCGAAGAAGAAACTCTTCACATAAATGCCAGCGTATACGCCGCTAAGCGTAAGAGAGACTACTACAGCAATGTAGGCAAAGATCTTGGCACCAGACTAGATCCAGCCACATATGGCTGGGTGTATCTGGCTCACATAGAAGCCTTCAAAGCAGGATATGAATCAAAGTTAGTAGATACTGACAAACCATCTAAAATAGATAAATTTAGAGGAGAGTGTCATGGCTGAAGGTAAGAAGACAGGCGGCAGGGTAGCAGGAACGCCGAATAAGGTCACATTAGAGGCCAGACAGGCCATAGCCTCATTTGTGAATGGAAACGCTCACAGGCTCACTGAATGGCTCGATGCAGTAGCAGGTGGTGTGAAGGCACCAGATGGTGATGATTACATAGTGCCGCCAAACCCAGCGAAAGCATTCGACATGTTTCAAAGCGTGGTGGAGTACCACGTGCCCAAGCTGGCGCGCTTAGAGCACACTGGCAGCGATACAAGCCCAGTGGTCATCGAGCACAACATAGATGTGTTTGGTGAGTTGCTCAAGAATATCAAGCTGAAGCGCCAAGTAGACGAATGACGGCGCTAGAGGAAATCCTTGATGATCCAAGCATCAGGGAAGAATTCATCAAGCGGAGCATAGTAGAGCAGGCTGTAATCAATTGGCAGTTGCGTTGGTTACAGATAGAAGCGCACAAGCATCAGATTGAGCCTGCTGGAGACTGGTGGAATATATGGCTGATGCTGGCTGGCCGCGGGGCGGGTAAGACGCGCGCAGCCGCTGAGACGCTGGCTATATGGGCTTGGAGCGAGCCTAACACCCGCTGGCTGGTATCAGCGCCTACCAGTGGTGACTTGAAGGGCACATGCTTTGAGGGTGACTCGGGGCTGCTGAAGGTGATACCTAGCGTCCTGATCGAGAAGTACAACTCCAGCTTGCATGAGATTCATTTAAAGAATGGCAGCTTCATCAAGGGCATAGCGGCATCCGAGCCTGATCGCTTCCGCGGCCCACAGTTCCATGGTGGCTGGCTGGATGAGTTAGCAGCGTGGGAGTACCTACAAGAGTCATGGGACATGATCCAGTTCGGCATTCGACTTGGGCAGCGCACCAAGCTTATATGCTCAACAACACCGAAGCCAAAGGATGTGGTGCTCGACTTAATCGCACGCGAGTTTGATGATGTGACGATCACACGCGCCAGCACATACAGCAACATTAAGAATCTGGCACCATCATTCCAGAAGCAGATCCTGCAATACGAGGGCACCAAGCTTGGCCGTCAAGAGATTCATGCGGAGATCATCGACCCCGAAGAGGGCGGCATCGTCAAGCGTAACTGGTTTAGGCTATGGCCAGACGGTAAGCCTTACCCAGCATTTGAGTACATCATCCAGAGTTATGACTGTGGCTACAAGGATGGCCAAGAGAACGATCCGACGGGCTGCATCACACTGGGTGCGTTCAAGCCACTGGATGGCGGCATGTGCGTGATGGTGATCGACTGCTGGCAAGACAGGCTGACGTACCCTGACCTGCGCCCTAAGATCATTGATGAGTATGAGACGGTGTATGGCGAAGGCAAGGAGAAGAAGCGGGTTGACCTGCTGCTGGTGGAGGACAAGGCCGCGGGTATCAGTCTGATACAAGACTTGCAGCGCGCCAGCCTGCCAGTGATTGGCTACAACCCTGGCCGCGCCGACAAGACCCAGCGCCTAAGCATTGTGGCCAACATCATCCGTGCTGGTCGAGTATGGGTGCCTGAGTCAGGTGTGCGCAAGGGCTTCGTAAGAGACTGGGCTGAAGGCATGGTGTCGCAGATCTGCTCGTTCCCTGACACGGCGCATGACGAGTTCGTAGACTGCATCAGTCAGGGCTTGAGATACTTGCGTGACTCTGGTTGGATCAGCATTGATGCACCACCGCGGGAAGACTACGACGAAGAGGATTACATTGATGCTGAAGGGTTCAACAATGCCAAGAAGGGCAACCCGTATGCAATGTAAGGGTGAGCACCGAGTACTCACCCTCATGCTATGTAGACTTATTGCAATGGCAAAGGCATAATCTTGGTATTCCACTTATAAGGTACGACTGTGGCCAAACCATCAAAAAAGATTAGTATAGACGGCATGCGCTATGAATTGATCAATGGCAAGGCTACTGGTGGTTCAGCGCCATCAGGCCCACCACCTAACATTGCCGCCAAGCTTGCTGAGCTTAAAGAGCAATTGAAACAAGAGGGCACCGACTATAACCGTCGCATGCAAGGTGTTATCAAAAATGAAAAGATGAATGGCCCATTGAAGCTGTTGACAGATAAAGCTAAGGGCGGCAAGGTAGAAGTGCGCCCGACGGTGTTTGATGATGCAGCCAGTCGTCGCAACCCTAAGATAGAAGCCGCGGCTCGTGCACTGGCAGAGGGCAAGATGAAGCAAGCCGCCTATGCCAAGGTGGTGGCCAAAGAAAAGCCTGTGAAGGCATACGACTTCATTCCCAAGCCTGCTACTGAAGAAGATGCTATGAGAGCTATTGGCGAAAAAAAGATGGATAAATGGAAGGCGCATGAATCATGGCCTGCGGGTCGTCGCGTTGGTCTTCGGTTGGACATACCATCGTATGAACGT